TTCTGATGTGCCTGTAACAGTCAGATTGTCGGCTGTGTTAAATCGTTGTACCCCTGCACCAATATACGGCATTAGGTAATCTCCATAACTGACAAGCACACATCTGTTGCGCCTGATGCAGAAACTTTTAACTCGTCTGTAGTTTCAAGAACAACTTTGTTACCAGCCAACAATTCTAAAGAAGAACCGACTGGTATAGGCGCGTTGGTTATCAACTCAACGGCCTGATTATCCTCATCATTTCCACCGGAACGATTGCTTGTGTTCGTGTTTAAAGTTACCGTTGCAGTAACTTGACTAGTTGTCGTGTTTCCTAATACTAAACCAAGAACAACTGTTGTGGTCGAGCTTGCCACCGTATAGATGATATCAAGCGTGGTAACCCCAGCCTTGGTTATAACTTTAAAGGTATTAGCCATCTAAATCTCCATCACCCCAACGCGATTGCAAGCGCCGTAGCCTCGTCTGCCGCTGCCGCCGCCGTTGTTGCACCTATGTCAGATAGCACTTCTGAAGCAGATCTACCTTCGATAGATGTACCATCAACCCGCAAAAAATCGTCATCTGCCACACCAGATGTAAATTTAGCAACATTAGTGTTTGAAATGCCTGTGTCTAATACCGCAGCAGTTCCTAATCCGATATCTGATCTTACTTCTGATGCGCTTCTGCTTTCCAAACCACTTGCTGTAAACCGCGCAAACTCATCGTCTGCTACGGATGAGCTATCAATCTTAACGGCGTTAGTGTTTGAAATACCAAACGTCAGGGATGCTTGTGCGCCAATATCGGACAACACTTCTGATGCAGATCGGCCCTCTATGTCAGTGCCGTCAACTCTTAGAAAATCGTTGTCAGCAACACCAGAAGTAAACTTGGCGACATTAGTGTTTGATATCCCCGTATCTAACACAGCCGCTGTACCCAGACCTAGTGATGTCCTAGCAGTAGAACCAGACTCTGCAACAAAGTTGCTACCATCCCCCACAATAAAGTTACCATCAGTAACAGCCAACCCTGCCACATCCTGAAGCTGTTGATCCAACCGTGCGTTTGCTACAGTTCCACTTGCAAGATTGCTAGCGTTCAATGCAGTAAGCGCACTACCGTTAGCAGCTACTAAGTTACCGCTTGCGTCCAGGAAGGACATCTTTTCTGCTGGCAACGTGCAGAATATAGTCCTAGTCCCTGAACTCCAACTAACCGCGCTATCGCTGTTGCTAGACTGAAGTATTGTTGTTCTAGCTAAAGTCGTACCTGATGATGTGTAAGTGCCAACGCCTATCTCAAAGTCAGAGCCGTCAGTGCAGCAATAGAAAGTCGTGTTGCTATTGCCAATAACACTAAACGCTTCAAAACCAGTAACCGCACCAGCCAGAGTATATGTACCCGTGCCTGTAGTAGTCGTGGTTTCTTTTACCCTGTCTTTAAGAACAAGTGCCATTACTTCAACTCAATCGTAAGGTTGCCAGCGTTGATACGAAAAATATCACCAGAGGCTATAGTCTTGCTGGCATCAAGTGCGCCAACAAACAGAATGTTCCCACCTGAAGAAGCGTCCGCAACAAAAGAATGGGTTATAGTGTTGTTTGTCCCACCTGATGCAGGAAACTCAATGTTAGCTGCATTTACTGCCGTCTGAGTATCTGTAGAATCAGACCCTATAGTTGTCCAGTTTGATGCTGTAACTTGTTGTCTTGCATAATTTGTAAAGGTTGCTTCTGTAACCTCAGAGGTTCCAAGTTCTCCTTGGTTTGTTATTGCTGTTGCTAAACCAACATAAATACTGTCGCCGGGTGACGAAAAGCTAAGAGAGTTGTTTTTAAAAATAAAATGCAACAACCTCCTTTCCAGGTAGTTTGTTGCCGCGTTACTTGTTGCCATCTTCTACTCCTTATGTACGAGGCCGATCAGGTAAACCTCTACGATATGCATCACTATTCTCTCTAGCCTCTGCCAAGTCCTTAATACGCGATAGTGCCTCAGTAAATTGTTTTTCATACATGGCAAGCATGTCTTGCTCACCTTTCATAAAAGTATACGCCTCGACCAATGAGCCGTAAAGCAAGGCAACCGAAGCGTTGGTGCTTAACCAAGTTGTGCCGGAGTCAGCGCCTGCCGTGAGTGAAGCTGGCCTGTAGTAATAGTGCAGTTCACAGGTGTAATTACTGTCTGGTGTAGGAGCCACTATAAAATTACTGACATCAAAGTAAGCGTAATACTTTGGAACACCTGTCGTAGCAGGGTTAGGAGTATACTCCTGTATAAAGTTTACATCCTTCTGTAGTAAGAATTCTTTTGAACTACTGTTTGTTATCGACAATGAAAAGGATGCTAAATAATCAGTGGGCACTGACAAAAACGGATCCGAACTTGTTAAGGCACTGGTTGCGTTTTTACGGAAGAACTCAAGATCAACAAGCTTAAATATACGCTGTTCTGCGTTCTTGATAAACGTAGGCAGATTTGTAACAAAGGATGTTTCCGTGTTTTCGGTATAGTCCTGTATCGCTGTTTTTAATTCTGTAAACGTATAACTCATTTAACTCTCCAGCGTGACGGGTCCGACAGTCGCATTTTCACCACCGCCTCGTGTACTACCGGAGGTTGCTGTCCCCGACGACGCAGAAAAGGTATATGTGTCTCCATCCACAACAGTAATCGAGTAACCATCTGATTTCTCCAACACCGCCTCCGTAAACCCATCAAAGGCTTCAACTTTGCGAAACCTTACAGTATCTGAGGAAGAACGTCCATGAGAGGGTTCAATAACGGTTATGACAGCAGAACCAGAAGAACCTGATAGAAACGGGTCAACACCTAATAAAACAGCCACGGAGACCTCCGTTCTTTGATCTGGTCTTGGATCGTGCAAAGCTTGCGGATCAGGACCAACACTTGGTGGCTCAAGCTGTGGATGTTTTGGCTCATACTCATCCGGTCCTACCTTTAAACCATTCCACTCTGTTATCATTTCACTTAAACGATAACGGAAACCAGAACGATCTGAGTACCCATACGCATCTTTTCCAGAGGCAAATCGAGCCATTAGTTAACCCTTAGATACTGAATACTAGGCTGTAGTTTAAGAGCCACACGATCTTCATCCTCATCCGCTGCCCTTTGGAATTCTTCTTCGTACAGAACCTTTAGAAGCTGGACTCGTTCCGGTGCTTTTTTGAGAGCAGTATAGTACGCAAGCCCTGCGACCATGCAGGGCAAAAACCTGAATGGTGCATTAGTCGTGTTAACCAAAGCATCAGCGTCTTCAATCCGTCTAACATAGTAATACACCAAAGTATCTGTAGAGTTTTCTGGAGTGGGCCACAAAAGTATTTGTGGCGTTACCTGACGATCATAAAAATATTGACTAGGTCTGCCCTGAGTTGTCTTGTTGGGTATTGTTAGATACTCACTTCTTGATATCCTTGATAACTGAAAATCAGTACCACTTCTTCTAAGAACAACCTCTAATAAATCTGTGTAGGTTGTATCAAAGGTATAGGTTGAAGTGCCTGCTGTTAAAGCTTGCGTGGCTTGTGTAACAGTCCACAGGTTCAAACCTCTGTTTGCCCAATCAGCAAACATTAGGTTCAGGGACCGTCTCGCAGTACGAGCATCATATCCGGTGCGAACTTCTAGTCCACAACGCTCATACGCCTCTTCAATGATTTCCGCTACGTCGAGATCAAAGTCCCGTGAACCTGAAGTTGCCATTTATTTTCTCTTATTGTTCATGCCGCCGCCGCGCATTTTACGAACCATTTTTCCTTTTTTTGCCATCATGGGTGGCGCTTTCTTCTTAACACCCATACCACCACGCATACGCTTCATTGCAACTTTGTTGGCACCGCCGCCACGCATACGCTTCATTACTTTCTTTTTAGCTCCTGGCATTTTCAAGTCTCCTTTGCCGCCTGGTTAAAATGAGTTTGACATAATCGTCTCTCTCATAATTCTCATAGTATCCCATCTTTTCTAACTTTTGACTAGCATCGTCCAATTCGGATAACCTTTGCACAAACACCATAGTAAAGTCCGTTTGAAAAGCTAAAACCCAGACATCCATCTTGTTTAGAGCAAACCACTCATTCAACGCCATGCATGCAGATTCTATCTGTTCATACTTTTCTTCCGGCTCCTCTTCGTAACAAATTGTTACAGAATAGTTGGTATCAAAGTCCTTGCACTCTTCGGCTACCTTCTTCCAAAGATTACCCTCACATTTAACAAGCTTTAGTCTGTCATCCCTCAAAGCCTTCTTTGCGTAGGGGCAAGGAGCAAAACCAGCACCAGGATCAACTACGCTTAAATCCGTATCAACCCAATCTTGGATCAGGCTTTTGACCGTCCACCGTTGTTCCTCTTGGGCATTTTCAGGGCACCTGCCATTTCTTTTCGGGGACATACAAACTTTCCTGCTTTAGCTTTGATAACACCTCTACCCATTAAAATATCTTTTTGAGTAACTTTTCCGTCACCACTCAAATCTGGAAATTTTTTTGCCATTACTTCTTCCTCTTCCGCCTAAGTGCTTTCACACGCCGAGGCTTGCCAGCTGGTTGACCAAGACGTTTCTTCTGAGCGATCCTACTACGCTTTTCTGCCGCTGTCATTTCGCTACCAGTTTTAGGTGTTTTACT